CCAGTAGTTCCAATTGCTCTGATGACCATTTCAATATCTAAACTAAAATGTTTCGAGCTTATGGCTCCCAATGTCATCAATCCTGTATCTGCCAGGATCACACTATCAGCTTTGATCTTGATTCTCAATGTCTGATTATTTGCACAGCTGATGTGACCTGTCATCCTTGCTCTATAGCTATCACCTACAGAGAAACCATTAGCAGGTACAGTCAAAGATCCCTGACCTCCATCAAGCAGACTCTGCTCAGATGTACCTGTGATTACAGGTGATGATGCTGTCTGCGTATAGATTCCTTTGTTGAAGTCAGCATTTATATTGATTGTCGTTGTTGCCATTAGCTTAAAGTGATATTTATTGTTTGTGCTTCGCCTGTGCTTAGCGTGAATTCATCCTGCTGTACCCCATTGACATTGATCACATAGTGAGTGAAGCAATCGCAGTCATCAGATGGTGCAATGCCATTCTCAAAATCATAGCTATCATATGGAATATCACACCAATTCTCTGCATCAAATACGTTCAAAGATAGCAGCATGGTCCATCCTGCTACCATATCCTGTCCTCTGTTGATGAATGGATCCGTACTGATCTCAGCAGTCACATCAGCGAACTCAGTCCATCTGTACTGCTGTAATGTCGTTTTGATATCATTGCAGATCAGTAGGCAGTCTGAATGTACTTCATTGATCTGTCGATACTCAGAATGATTGTACTTATCACAGATGGTGATTCCGATATTCACCCTCACATATCCTGCACCCATACCTCCAGGCTGAACAGTTGACACCATCAGAGGATAGGTAGATGCATCCCGAGAGATTGCATCAAGGAATTCTCCCTGGAAAAAACTACCGTTTAACTGCCTGTGTTGATCTGCGATCAGCTTCAGCTCGGCCATTATTTGGTTTAGTGTCTTTTCCATTTAGATATGATTTCAGTTTATCGATCTGTTTTTGTGTTGCTTTGAACTGCTTCATACGATCCAATTGATTGGTTTGTATCCTGTTCTGTCACGCTGTACAGATTCATTTTCCTCGCCTGTATTAGCGCAAATGATGTACTCTGGATACTTGGTACCAGCATCATCTTTCAGATAGCCTATAAGCCTCTCCTTGTAAAAGTACGCATCCTTTCTGAGCATGTTGCGAAGATTCGCAGTCTGATCATCTGTATTGGCTGTCATGGTCTCGTCATCCTGTCTGCCCACTGCCTTATTGGTCAGCTTCTCATTTAACAGTGATGCAGCCCTGTAGTCAACAAATGCCACCAAGCAAGGGACAACATAGTTATTCATCAGATCCAGATAGTCCTGAGTCCATGTGCTCGTCTCTACTCTTGTCAGCAAGGCTTTGTACAAAGGAGTTCCGAGTGCAGGCTGAATATGCATATCCTGTGATCTCTTGATGCACACAGCAAGGATCTTCGTATCTGTGTTAGCATGGATTAGTCCGAGCTTTTTAAGATTCTCAACGCTTAGTAAGTAGTTCATATTATTTCTTTATTACAAGTTGCTGTACCCAGATATGTCGGCAGTATGGAGTAGTGGCTCCTGTATCAGGATTGGTATACCATCCTCCTCTGTATTTCCATACATCACGATCAACACGTGAGCTGATGCTGTTAATATCATCCCGAGTGTAGAGTCTATTCAACCCGAGCAATCTCAGACAGAAGTCTCTGCTCTTAGTAATTACCGGAGGGACGCCTGGTCTTTCCTGATAGCTATATACTACCATGAAACGATCTACAGGTGCAGGTTTCTCATCGATCAATTGCTTTCCCAGATCACTCACTCCTCTTTCTCCATAGATTCCAAGATCAGTAATCTTCTGAATGGTCTTAGCAATGTCTTCAATCTTTACTCCTGTAGCTTCTGCGATAGCTGTTGAATCCTCTCCATTGCTGAGCATGGATAAAATATTCTTGTCAAGATCAGTCAATGCCAGGTTTAATTCTCCCACAGTAGCAAACATCATCTCCTCACGCTGAAATACCTCATCAGATGGAGTATCCCATTCGATGATCTCGCTCTTAATCACCTTGTATTCATCTGCATTCAGTCCGTATTCTGAGAATATCTGGATATCATCTGAGCTGAATTCATGCTTGTGATCACAGCTGCTCATTGTAGTGGTAGGAAGTCCTACAATTTTACGAGCCTGAGCCTCATCAATGGATGGGAATGATGCCAGGATGATCTGTAGTGCAGCATCTGGAGTCAGAATCCCTGTTTTGATATTAGCTACTACCTCAACAAGTGATGCAATCTGTGCTCCATTCAATGCAGATTTAGCTACATCTACAGGTGCCGCATCAGTTGTCGGTGCAGTTGCATCCGTAGCGGGTGCCACAGGTGCAGCTTGACTCACTCCGATAGGCTTCACATCAACAAGTTTCAACACAGCTACAGATCCTGATAGTTTACCCATATAGTTGACAATCCATTCAATCTGCTTCTGTCGAGCTTCTACGTAGGTCTTTTTATATATCTCAAATAGATCCCCAGTTTCAGCCGCATTGAATGATCCATTTGGAGCAATTCCAAAGAGTGATGGAGCTACCACTGAATGGGACACCAAGATATTCTGCTGAACTGATTTCTCAGTCATTAGATATCTCTCATGTAGATTGTTTCCACTCAAAGGTAGAACTGTCGGAGCCTGATCTGCACCATTGCTGAACGTGATGATGATCTCACCTGCATCCTCAACAGATTGTGTACGGCCCTTGATCTGTTCTTTAATCTTTCTTTCCTCTTCTGAACTCTCAGGCCATCCTGATGCAAGATTTATGAGTGTACCTGCCTTGAATCCATTCTGTAATTCATACATGTGGAATTTACTGATGTCAACATCAGTCTGAATGGCAGTGATTCCGCCATAGTATGGGGGCTTAGGATAGATTCCTTTCTCTCCTTTGGCTTGTTTTGATGGCTCTTTGTAGTACAGAATGAATGATCCTGTACGATTATTCTCATCAAGTGCAGGATAGCTTCTAAAATTAGTAGCCTCTGGAGTCTGCTGCATAGCGGACCAATCATCAGAAACAAAGTAGGTGCGCTCATCCTCTGTCATTCGGATGGCATCAATTGCGATATATTCCCAGCGCACTACTCTGGATCCTTCTCTGTTCCATGTACCTATCACAGCCATGGCTCCAAAAAGCTCGAAGTCAAAAGTCATTCGCTGCACGATTTCATTCATATCAAAATCAGCATAGCTATTGTTCAAAAAGATACTTGCATCACCGGATATAGTCTGAAGTCCACCTCCTGCAATGTAGTAGGTCTTATTCTTAAGTATTCCCTGATGCCATGCGCTACCTTGCAGGAGTTCTATCAAAAAAAATGGATAGTCGTTTTTCTTTCCCCATTTCATGAATCCCCTCTGGCGATCCTTCTCTTCAATTGGCTTCTGATATTCCTTGCTGAATGATATCGTTGTGAGCTTATTCATAGATATTATTTACAATTGTTGTGCTATATTCCTCATCCAGGGCAGCAGTCTCCCACACATGCGCTCGGCCTTCCTCACATAGTGATGTTGCCAGATCAGGATCTAAGTTAGTGGAGCTTGTCTGCTCGTATATTTTGTAGGTATAGTACCCTGCGTATGGAAAGGTCACATCCACTCCATCAGTGAGCTCGAATTCATCATACCTGTCAGTCCCTGTACTGATGTTTGTCAGGATGCAGTACACCTTTTCAAATGACTGCTCATGCATGAACTCAAATAACCAATACGGACTACTCAGCGTCTTCAGCTCGGTCACTGTCACTATCAGTGTGCTCTGCTGATTCCTTTCCAATCTTAGCATATTTCTTGATCTTAGGTGCTGTGAATTCAAAGATGTGTTGTAACCCGAGCTTCAAATAAAGCTCCTCGTTGCCTTCCTGGATCACATAGTATCTATTGACCAGGTTACTTTTGACCTTTGCTCCGATAAATTTCTTCTGTATTTTCATATCGTAAATTTACAAAAAAAGGGAAAGGGCTAACCCTCTCCCTTCTCTATTGATGGAATTCGCTATTAAACAGCCGGAGATTGCTGAGTCAATAACGTAGCAATGATTGTAGGATCAACATCTGGAACCTCGTTATTCTCAAGTCCATTAAGAACTATATTGTGTCCATTGCGATCAGATTTCAATACACCTGAAGTGTACTCATTTCCATCGCTTACTTGTAGACCTTCATCAAGTCCAAGTGCGACATAGGTACCATCTGCTTTCTCAACCAAACATACAACCTCATTCTGAGCAAGAAGATGGATCTCAGCACGTAGCTCCTTTGTATCTGATGCCAGGATCATATTCAAAGTTTGCTCATACCAAAGAGTTCCGTTATCCTTATTTACTCGGATAGGTGCAGTGTAGCTTGACAGATTAGATTTCAATTTGTACTGGAACACCTCACCTGTGACAGTCAATGTTGTGATTTCATTGGCAGTCAAAGTTGGTCCAGTTGCAATTGCGCTCAGTGGGAATAAAATAACAGATTTGATACCACCTTTTCCGTTGGTACATGTTCTGTCATTATATCCTGTTGTCATATTACAGCTCACGATTCTTTGATTTAAATGTTAAAAAATAGGGGACCGAAGTCCCCCGGTTATTTTCTTAGTTTGGTGAACCTGTTCCGTTCCACACACCGATCTGATCCAAGAATGGAACCTGAACCCCTGCGCGGAATTTAGAACGTACATAGATCACATCATCATCCTGAGAATACCACAGATCGTAATTATCGAAATCTGATGTTAAATCAGTACCGAATACGAAATGAGATGCACGACCAGTATAGATATTGTCCAAAGTATTCAATCCTGGTACCTTAACTACTCGCATGTCAGTACCTGGTACGATGATCTCCTCCATTGTAGCGATCTGTGCAGGGCTGTAGTGGAAGAAATTCAAGTCTACCAAGTTCTTCATTAAGAAGTTGAAGTTCTCACGACCTGTAAAACATACGAAATCAGCTGCCTCAGCTACTGCTTCAGGAGTATTAGAGAAACACTCATAGAATACATCGTAAGCATTAGATGCATCGATAGAAGCAGTTGATGAGCTGTTCAAGTTCACGCATCCGTTACCAGTTGTTAAGAACTGACGATATCCGTTCATCCACTGAAGGTTACCTGTACCTGTAGCTTTGTTACCTCTCCAGATCAATTTGTCCAATTCAAGTGCATGAAGTTGCAACAAATAGTTAGTGATCTGTGCTTCGAAAGGAAGTGACTTGTCCTCAGCAGATGCACCTGGGCGAAGTGCTAACTGTGTCCAGAAACCATCAAGGTCTTTTTGGCAGAAACGCTTCATATATCCAAGTGTCTCAACAGCGATTGCACGATCTGTGAAAACAGTGTCTCCAGATGGTGCCATCTCGCAGTCACCTGCTTGGTATGTTAATGTGTCATCAAGAAGTTTGATCTCTTGAGATCCTTTGATACCTTCTTGGATTGAGATGTAGCGGAGTGTTTTCGCTTCAGTCACTGATCTTGTGATCAGGTCTTCTCTTTGCTCGTCTACGTATGCAGCCAATCCGGATACATCATAGTCGAATTTTGATTTTATAAATTTCTTAAGTGACATGGTCCTTATTTAATTTGTGATTTTAAGAATTGTTGACGAGCTGTCAGGGTGCTCGTTACCCTTGAGAATTTCTCACCCTCAGTAGTGCTATTAGATGGAGCTGCTTTGAATGCTTCGAAATCTGATTTCATTGCGCTCATCTCTGTGCGAAGTGACTCATTATCTGTCACAATAGTTTGGATCATTTCTCCAAGGCTTTCGACAACCTTTGAGAATGCTTCCATCTTTGCAGACACGATTGCTTCTACTTGCTCAGCACTCATTGATTCGTTTGTGGTTTCTGGCTCGGCAGGAGTCTCCTCAGATGAAGCCGCAGCAGGAGCTGCTCTTTCATCGATGATCTCAGTCACCATACCATTAGCATCTACTACGATGCTTACTCCTTCATATTCTCCACCCAATGCATGAGTGCCCTCAGGAGCAGGGATCTGCTCACCATCAGCAACAACATATACTTGAGTGCCGACAGCAAGATCACCTTCATATGCAATAGCAGTACCATCCATCAATACTCCCTCACCGAATGTAGCTGTCTCAGCCTCCTCAGTTGTGGCAGTGAAGATAGATTTCATCTCTGCGATTGCATCCATTACTTTCTTGAAGTTTTCGTTCATCTTAACTGTGTTTATTTATTATGTTTACCTGTTCCAATTGCAGCCTTGAGATCCTCAAGTGCAGTGAATATCTGTTTCATCATTTCAGTCTCAGCTGTACGGCCTGTATCCTGTAGAAAGAATGATCCCTCAATGGAGAATCCTGTCCATTCTCCTGCTTTAGCTTTCTGCCATACCTCATCATTCATGATCTTGTAGCTTACTATCCAGGAGCCATCATTAACATTGTGGAATCTCTCAGGCTTTGTGAATCCTTTGGCCTCATCTACCTGGTAGCTGTGGATCATGTATACACCATCTACCACCTGATTAGGATTGTGATTCAGATTAACGTTGTTAAAATTCTGCTTTCTCGCATAGTCAATGATGATGTTCTTGATAGCATCCTTGGTGAATACCACGTAGTATTCCTCCTTTGTATCATCGTCATATCTGTAGATTGGAGTATCTGCTGAAATAGCTACACCCGTGATCACTCGCTCCTCCTCATTGAATTGATAGCGTTTTACCTGGCTGAAAGTCTGGTAGCTTATTTCATGCGCAGGCTCTGCCACAAGGGAATTGAATGATACAGTTGTCTCTTCCTCATTGAGATCAATGTATATCTCGTAAACTGGTAACTCAAGTTTCATATCTAAATATGTATTTTTGTTTCATGAAGTATGTATATCCCTACCGCAGATCATCAAATAAAGTAGATGTCCTGGCTCATTCCATTGAATGGCTCAAAGCATTTGACCAGGATGCTGAAATCTATATCATCGGAGATCCGCACCCGGGAGGGATTCATGTACCGATTCAGACTCTGCCAATCAGAGGATGCGATGTCACTAATAAGATGATGCATTTCGCCTGGCATTTCGGAGGGCAGTTCTGCTATATGAATGATGATTTTTTCATAGGTCCTAATTTTAGATTTGATAGAATCCTAAGCAATGGAAATCTCATGATCAATGACAAACATGCACCTACATATCAGGAAGCAATGCAGAATACCATTGATTTTCTCAAGTCAGTTGATAAACCCCTGGTGAATTTCGAGTGCCATCAGCCTGTTGTCATGGATTCAGACAAGCTCATGGGCCTATTTGACCGCATCACATGGAAAGCTCACAATCATTTCATCAAGTCCATGTACCTGAACTACTACGGATGCGATCATATTGCAGGTGAGAATCTCAAAGTAGCCAATGAAATAAGAAAGGCCCAGGAGTTCCTGAGCCTATATGGATCTTTCAGCACCTCTGAAACATGGTTTAATCAGAAAGCGCAGCGAGAATTCATCACCAAACGCTTAGCTTATTTTGCATAGCTACCTTATTCTGAGTGCCTGTGATATCTGATTCAAGTACGTATACCGGAGTACCTTCATTGCTTTGTCCTATCAGCTCAGCTGTATTCTGTTGCTGCTGATTCAGGTTAGCATTGGCAGCATTGCCTCCGAGCTGAGTTGCTGATGCACCTGCAATGGATCCACCGCCTCCACCAAGTGATGGAGCAGTACCTGATTGATATTTTGTTGAAGCAATAGCGGCCACCTGTGCTGCTCCAATCAAAGCAGCGGATGCAATGGCAGCAATACCGGCAGGAGATGGAGGAGGGCCGAACTGAGCAATACCTTTCACGATAGCTGTAGCTGTATCAATTGCTACCTGTGCAATACGCAGAGCCTTGTCTCTCTCGAATTGCTGCTTTTTAATCTTTTCTACCTCTTGAAAATTCTTGAGTTCAATGGCATACTTGGCCGCAGCATATTTCTCATCAATGGCTTTGCGCTGTTCAGCTGTCAGATTGCTATTATTCAGCTCAGCAGCCTGTGCCTTCTCAAGTGAATCGAGCTGTGCATTCATTTGATTCTGTGCTTCCTGGAGCCTCGCATTCTCGATATCAGCAATGGCAGAATTCAATGCACTTACCTGACTGAGTATCTGCTGTCCAATGTCAATCTTTTTCTGTAGATTCTCTGCATCATATTTCTTTCTGATATCAGCGAGTTCTTTCTGTTGTTTTTCCTCCAGAGCAGCAGTATCGAGTCCATATTTTTTAGCCTGTTCAATCAAGTTAAAATACTTATCAGTTACAGCCATCTCCTCAGTCT